GCTGCAATGCCGGTAATATTTAAAATGCCTAGGAATAAAAAAGAGACAGTTGTTATTTGGATTATTTTATGAAAGAAGCTGTATGTATTAACAAAACCTTTTTTGACAGGAGTCGGCATGTTATTATAGAATATCAATCTAAAAGCCCAAAAACTTATTTCGGTTAGAAAAATAAATAAGAAATTTGAATATAAGGCTATTTGAGATAAAGAAGCGTCGGCCAGATCATTGGTTAGGAGGGAGATTATTATAAATACCCAAAGTGTAGGACCTATAAATGGGTTTATCATCAGAAAAGTTATTCTATTCAGCGGAATCCATCGCCAACGCTTATGTTCTGTCTTTTCTGATATACCCGGCGTTAAATCCGATCTATATCCTAATGTTTGTTTTAACTCTAAGCCATTTATACCCGCTTTAAGTTGTTTTAATAACTCCAAAGCTTCATTATTGGCGAGATTATTAGTCTGTAATTGCTCCAATACCCAAATGGCTACTTCAGTTTGATTAACCATGTCGGCAACAGGAAAGCCGGAGGTATCTAATTTATCAAAATTCTCTTCCCGTAAAAGTCTAATTGCTTCTTGAACTTCCTTTTGCGCTTCTGCAAGATTACCATTCTGGATTGCTAGTTGGGCTTCGATGAATTGCTTATCGACTTGGTTGCCGGAATGACCAAAATGTGGTTTAGGGGAAACAGAAGAGGCGTTTGTTTGAGGACCTCCGGCTGGCAAACCTGAAGGTAAGGACGCCTCTTCTGTTATTGTTACCTTAGTCTCTGACGGATCCATTGTGTTGCCGCCAACGGCTAAGGCACCTACAATGTTCTCGGTTCGTGGCAAAGGATTGTGCTCAGCATCGCCTGAAATAGCAATGACTTTAGTCGGACCATCTATTCTTTCACTGGCAACGCCTGGCGTTGGAATTGCTGGTATGGGAACATTGCAAACAAACCCTCCGCTAAAATAGCTTCTTATTGTTTGGCCGTATGGAGTATAAACTGGCTGTTGAATATTATACTCACCATTTTTGAAGGATTTTTGATAGGCTTTAAAATAGGTGGTCTTTGACCATGAGATTTTTGAGGTTAAACCCTGAAGGCCTCTTCTATCTATAAGCCAAGAATATAGTCCTCCTTTGCCATAGAATCTGGATTTAAACCACTGGGCAAGGATTAAAGAATAATAAACCTGCCTTAAAGGAGCATACCTTTGGGAGACATTTATCTCTTTGGTTAACTTAGGAATAATAAGGTCTCTTATTAGTTGGGACGAATATTCGTTAAGGGTTTTTAGTCTTGGATCGTCAAATTTGTAAGTAGCTGAATCTTTAAGGTAATCCTGCTCAAGCATAACCTTCAGGGTTGCCTTGTAGATATAGGCATTATCTTTGGTTTCGCGGATAATGATTTCACCCGGCACTATCCAAGGACGGGTTAAGGTGGGAATAGTAATATTTTCGTAGCCTAAGAGCTCTCCAGCCTTCTGATAAAGTTTATCCCAGTACTCTTTGCCTTCGGGGGTTTCCGGAGAAGTAAACTTGGCAGTATCTTTCTTGAGCTGTAGATCTGCTTCTAGGAGAATTTTTCCGACATCGGTTGTAGCTAGATCAGGATCAATGATATTATTCTCTGAGTCAGGCCTTAGGTTGACCCAGAAGGTATCATTGGGCAGGGTAATTCCGACAAAGAAGTAACTTAGAAGGGTTTTTGTTGTGGTTTCTAATTCTGGCTTTTTAGGATTCTTTAAGTCGCCTTTATCGAGCAACAACCTGAAATTATTCTGAATATTATCATAACCAAGAGAGCGTAGATGCAAAGGACGGAATTTATCTTGTATAAACGAATTGCGAAATGCAGAAAGGTGGCCTGATATATCCAACGCGCCTGCAACTTGAGCAAAACCAGTCTGCTCAAATAAAAGGCAAAAACACAATAAAAATGATAGAAATTTACTTTTTCTGAACATTCTTTATTATCTGGTAGGTAGAATTTTCGGTTGCCAGCCGTATGTTACTTTAAGTATTTAAAATATAACATATGAGTAAGCGAATTCAAGGGGAAAACAGGGGTTTTATGAAAGCGCTTTCTTTTGCTCGTCCGAAGGCAGGATGGCTAAAAGTAAATTGTTCTATAGTCTTGAGCAGAACGCTAGCGAGAGTAACTCCGATGGCAGGAACAAAAAAACCTCCGCCAGTTATCAAAACCAGCGGAGGTTCAGTGGGATATCGGTGTCTTATTCTTTCGTCTTGGCTTTACTCTTTCCCTTACCCCAGCCGGATTTCCATCTGGTAACTGCCCCAGCCACGATCGCATCAACAGCTTTCTGTTCACCGATATTCTTTAAGACGTCCGTCAACTCCTGCTTATTCAGCACGCGGAAGTTTTTAACCCCGCGCTCCTTAGCCGTCATCATCAGCTCATTGCGTGAAGCCCCGGCATGCATAACAATCCCCTCTTTAGGCGATGGAGAGCTTTCAGCTGAAACCTTCTTATCTTTTACGGCCTTTCGTTTCTTACCTTTTTGCTTTTGTTTAGTCACCATCCCGAACCTCCTTTCTCATTTTTCTACTATCCTCTTTGCCAGCAACCTCGCCATAGGCAATATGGACGGCCCTGCGCAGTAATTCACAAATACTGTTTTTGGTCTTCTGCTTTTCGTAAAATAGCAAAGCCATTTCTTTCTCGTCCAATCGTGAAGCTGGCCACTGATACTTACTCATAATGCCGTAAGTAGGCCATAAGGTTTAATCGTTGGCAAGGCCTTTCTTTAAAAATCTACCCGCACTCCGGCCTTGGCGCCTACGCCCTTGCGCTCGTCGGATTCCACGAAACCATATCCCTCAACGAAAGGACTAAACTCAATCCCGGATTTCTTCTCCTCTTTCTTCTGATCAATAGTCACCTGGGCGCCCGGCTGAGCGATGATATGAGTAACCTGCTTGGTGGTTTGCGTTGGCATAAAGAACGCCCGGTAAATCGTCAGACCCACAAAACCGACAAGTGCAATTCCAGCTGCATAACGTAAGGTCTTTACCCACGGCAAGAACTGAAAGAAACTCCCCGCAAACTTTAGCAGACTAAATCTTTCGTTTTCCGCCATCCTGCACCTTGCCTTTCAGCCATAAATAGAAAAACATCCCCAAGCCCCCGACTATATTACCGAGTGTAAAAGCTATCAATACCCTCATCTTGTCCACCTCCCCTAATTTCCGATCTTCTTGTCTATGCGCTCGACAAGCGTCTCGACTCTTACCAGGCGCTCCCTGATCTCCTCAATACAGCTTACCCTCGACTCCATCGCATCCACCCTGTTATTCAACTGCCCATACCCAAAGGCGATTCCCGCAAGAGTGAAGATTAAACTAATGACTGCGCCGACAAATCCGGCTTTTAACTTGATTTTAGTTTCGCCGTTCATTTTTTATCTTCCTCCGCTTTCTTTAACATTTCTATAATCTCTTCGAGTTGCGCTACACGGCCTACAGTTTGCCAGTACGCTATTTTCGCCTTCTCCTGCGATTCCTTTAGCTGTATCGCCGTGGCTTCCATTCGCTTAAGTTGTTGTTTTAATTCTTCCAGCATTTAACCCTCCATGAGATTATTTTTTGTTTTGCATCAATGAAAGTTTTATAGCGAAACTGTCGCCTGCATAAGCAGTTATGCCCGATCTTCCAATCTTCCATCGAACAAGAACTGTGTATGTTCCTGCATTGACGGCTTCCCAATGATGGATTTGAGTTGGAAGTCTTTGATTGTAAAAAAGTATCCCTCCGGAAATATCAGCAAAAAGCCCGCCTACCCTTGCTCCGGTTTTCTCTACACCATTAATTAAAACTTGAATATCTATCCAATCGGATGGGTCTTCCTGATAGTTCAATCTTAAGTCACCTGCTTGAAATAATATTAATAATTTGGTGGCATCCGGAGTCGTGATTTGCGCGCTAATCAAATCGACATAAGAAGTACTGCCTGTCGATTTATTCGTCGCGGTAGCTGTTATTATTTCTGAAATAGCATTGGTTTCTAAAACCTGCCCCTTTATCACTCCGGTGTTCACTTCTAACCCGGCCCCTGAACTTAATTTATATCCTGTAGTACCAGCCACATAATCAGAACTTTTTATATATTCATCCACCGTCAGGCTGCCTGTATTGACGGCCAATGCATCCAATTGATTCACATTTATCTTGTCGGCTGTAATCGAATCCGTATAGATTTTTCCGCCGTCAATCTTGGTTATATCGGAACCGTGCGCCCAGCCTGTAGCAGTAGCCGCGTCTATCAATTCCCACTCTCCTGCAATTATCTGATCATCGCCTGGATTGGTAGCGCGGTACATCTTGTCGCCGTCATCAGTGTCAATCCACAGATCGCCTGTGGCCAAAGCCGTAGGAATTGCATCTTGCCGAAAAACGGTTATGCCTCCTCCGCCACCGCTCTCGGATACCACCTGCCAGGTACCCGACTGGTAGATATATAGCTTATTATTGTCGTCCGTATCAATCCAATAATCGCCTTCATTCATTCCAGAAGTAGGCGCCGCATCCTGATAATATGTTTTAGGCGGGATAGCATCGCTGGCTAACTTGGAAAGCGTTATGGATTCAGCCGTAATCTTACTTCCATCCAAATCAAGGATCTTCGCATTCGTGACAATAAGGTCTTTTATTTGAGCGGATAAAGTAATCAGCTCTCCGACAATTAACTTCCTTGCCGATATTATGGCATCTCCTATTTCCGCTTCGCTTAAAGGCGTAAAGTTTATCGTAACCGCAGAGGAGAAACTCCCCGGCCCATAAGTATCTACCGCTCTTACTTTATAATAGGCTCTGTCTTTTATGACAAACTCATCGCCGATATCAGGCGTGCCTGATGACCAGGAAGATACCGAAATCTGCCCTGTCGAATTGTTGTAGGCCGTGACTACTGCCTCCTGGCCTTGATATGCCCCGCTTGTCTGGACAATCATATCTCCGACGAAATAATCGGCGCCATAGCCAGCGATATCCGCGTCCGTAATACTTGTCACATCTGCCGCGTCAGCCCTGGCGTCAACCGGGGCATTACCCTGAACCGTTGCCGCTGTGCCGGGAACCTTTACCTCTAAAGCCTCCTCGCCTCCCCAAATATTGGTGGGAGATTTATAGACTTCGTAATATTTTAAGTCTTCATCGCTAACATCACTCCATTCTATCTTCGCAAACCCGAACCATTGCGTAGCCGCTATTGTAGGGGTAGAAGAAACTGCATTAGTCGGCGTTACAGACTGCGCTGTTTCAGAGTAATTGCCGGACGTATTGTAGGCCTTGATGTAATAGGTGCCTGGGTTTCTTGATGGCGGCGTAACGATCGTGAATGTGTTTGCCAAGCCCCTGTATATAAGCTGAGAATTCTGCACTCCCCAATTTGCGTCTTCTGTCCTGATCTCGTAACCTGCCAAATCGAGATTCGGGCATTTATCCCAGGTGAAGACTATCTCGTTCAAGAAAGTGTAAGCGAAATTGGATACGTTATTGGGAAGCGTCGTATTGCCGGTAATGGTAATCTGGACTGTAGGAGAATCTGCTTTTGCAGTTTCCTGGCCGTCATAAGATACGCTCGTCACGCAAACCTTGTAAGTCGAGCCGACTTCTATATTGCCGATTATCGCCATGCTACTGCCTTCGGTATATCCCACGTAATACCAGTTCAAGCCGTCATTGTCCGAATAATAGACATTGACTCCCTTGAACCTGTTCATCAGTTCCGAAGCACCCAGGTCGGGAAGCTCAAAGCATACATCTATAGCGTTTTCTATGGTGCCGTCTGCCAGGGTAATTATCCTCTCGGTCAATACTACATTCGAAACCAGGGGAATGGTAAAATCCAAAGAGGAATAATTATTGTCGGGAATGATTACATCGCTATCATCATAAACATTTTCATTGTATTCCAAAGCTGATATCTGGACTTCATCCTTGCCTTCTCTCTGGATAGACACAACCCTAAAATCCTTCTTGACCTTATTTGTCTCTCCAATTGCATATACATCAAATGCCTGGGGCGCAGATGAAAACGCCGTACACTCCAGCTCTGTATAGCTGCCTGCAGGAGATGTGATAGACCGTTCCTCTATCGTATCGTCGGAAAACCTAACCTGAATTTTATAGGACTTGCCATCCTCAATCACCATCGTTCGGTCCAACTTTACCAGCGTGGTCGTTGAACCTGCCTGAACCCTGCCTGAGAAACCCCACTGGGGCACGTCGTGCGAAACCGAGATAATATCTCCTGCCTGACAGGCAACAGCGTCAATGCCTGCCTTGAACGAAACTGACCTGTTGATATACTTGGCCACCTTCAACGCGTATCTGCCCGCACGGATGGCATAGCTTGCCCGAGTCGTAAACAACCTCACCTGGCTCTTGCGCATAGGATCTCCGGCCGCCAGGGCATCCTCGTCGATATACGCTATCGTCTCCTGCCGGTATCCTTTATCCTTATCCATAAATTGGATCTCAATTACGTTGGGGATTTCTTTCAGCGTCTTCCAGCTTTGCACAAAGCTGTCCTTGATAATATTTCCCATACTAAATAACTGAGTGGGGTTCGCCTGTTTATCAATCTTAAAGGATATCCCGCCTGCGCTATATACCGGCATGGCGTTGAACGTGGCGCATAACTGGATCAGGACGTCCAACGCCTTTGTATTGGAATCGATTACGACATCCATCCTAAATCTTTTCTCGAAGCCGCCGTTTCCATCACCAATCTTTTCCTCGCAATACCTGGACATTTCCAAAAGAGAAACCGCATCCAGGTTAGCGCTGGATATAAATTCTCCCAATCCATATCGACTCTTTGTAACAAAATCCCTCAAGCACCATACGGGGTTAGCTGAGTATTTCTCGACATAGGTCGAGCCGTCCCAGGAAAGCAGTGTATTGTCTGCTAACAATCTATAATTAGACCCGTCCCAATAATAATCTTCCCAATCAACCGGAGTCGCGCCGTTTAAGATATTAGGAACGAGGACTTTTTTGCCTTTGACGATAGTCGTGATATTAGGCATGCCGCCGGAAAGCTGATCTGTGGCCAAAAGCTTCAGGCCCAATAAGGCTGTATTTGGGTATTTAAGGCTGTCGGTTTTAAGTTCGTCCGATTGATACCAGCTCAAATCGCCCTGCCTTAAGGGATCAAGAGAGCTATCATCGGATGTCCTCGTCACCCGGATATCATACTTGCCGGGAGTAAGGCCGGTTTTCCTGAAGGTCCTTCTAACAGGGGAGCGGGAATTGTCGGAAATGGTCGTCTCACCCAAGTCAATCCATGTGCCTGAAGTATGCAGTTTGTATTCCACCTTATAAGTTACGCTCCAGCTGTTTATCCCGCCGCCGGAACTCTGCTGATACAGCCCGTTATTCAACCTCAAAAGAACCTCGAACCCTTCGACATCCGAATCGATTGTCTCATAAACATAAGGATTATTTTTCAAGAGGTTTACGTTGACGGTATAAAGATTATGCAGATCCTCGAAATCTTCGATCAATGTCTGGTCATTGGTGCCGTAGCGCTTGGCTGTGTCTACGCCGTCAAAGTTAGCGATTGAATTGTTGTTGATTTCAACATCATCGATTTGCTCGATCTCTCCTTCACATAAAGCCAAAAGCACATTCAAATAATGCTTATCTCCGTCATCCCGCAAGAACTGGTTGATGATATTCCCGCCGATCTTATGCTCGCCGTAAACGACTGCAACCGGCACTCCAACCTCTTGTATTGTCTGAACTCCATCCCATCCGTATGTGGGCGAGCCTTCATCTAATCCGACGGATCCCAAATTAAAATCAGCCATCTTCGGCTGATTCATGTATTGATAAATCGAATACCCCAAAGACAATACAAAGAAGGCAAATATAAACGGATGAGCTATCGCATACGCCGCTACGGCTGAAACGATCCAAGAAACAACAGCTATTACCGGCGCCTTAACCTCAGGGATAACAGTTATCTCGTCTCCCTGCTCAAGCCGGACATCGAGATCCTTAATCTTTTTGCCGGTAACGATAACCCGCTTATCTTTATAATCGAACCCGGACTTATCCAGCAAGCTACGCACGGTCTCGCTTCGTGAATAATCAAACGGCTTGATCTCTGCTTGGTCTAATTTGAAAGGATTTTCGATATTGCGTATAGTTACCATGTCTTATTCCTCAACCTATAAAAGCCTTCGATCCTTTTCTTCCAGGACTCATCATCCAGCCTCGATACGATCACGCCTGCCCGGCAACAATGGATAAACTTCCTGTCCTTGAAAACGACGCCAGCATGATTTGCCACTCCCCGGGAGTTTAAAAATAAGACCCCGTCCAATACTTCGGGAATTGCGCTCCTTTCCCAGTCATTGACGTAATTCTCCTTGAAATAATCTTTATTGCGAAGCCCCCATGCCTGGCCATATTCCAGGTCCTCGATGTCGAATAATCTAAAACCCAAATCTGCATACACAAGCTTCAAGAATCCCCAGCAGTCAAGGCCAGCCATATCCCGGCCCCTGTGCCTATAAGGAATGCCCAGATACTTATCGATGATGGGCTTCTCTACATGATGTATATCCGTCCTGTGGGCACCGAAGGGAAAGCTCCGAACCTTGGGTAATTCCCTATCTCCTTGCATCTTTGCTGTGTCTTGTTGCACGAGGTTTCTCCTCCCGAATATCCGCATTCCACGGATTTAAACTTCCAGGCGCAATAGTTCCTGGTATACCTTCGCGACGGCAAGTCCACTCCCAACACGTCGAATTTGCCCGTTAAGGTAAACTCGACATTATTCTGGTCTGCCACATAGTTATCGATATAGAAAATATCGTCTATATATGCGTCCGGATCGGACAGCTGGTTAGCCCATACCATGCGGATAATGACTTTCTTCCCCCTGAAATCATACTGCTCGAGATACGATTGTATTAGCCTCGATACATTGGCCAGCCTCACCTTGACCTGGTCGATCTGCCCCTGGTTGTTCTCGCCTATAAACTCATGGGCTATGGGAAACCTCGAATAAAAAACCGAATTATAAGTGATATCCGTATCATATCCGGCAAGATGCAGATCGCTGACGCCATCGTAATTTTCTATGGTATATAAAAAAATCGGCTGGTTTTCCTGCTTGGCTTTCTCCGCTTTGAATGTCGAATCGATATTCCTCGGCATTATTTCACCTCTATAAAATCTAATTCGAAGTCGTAGACCTGATATGCCTTTAAAACGAACTTGAAACTATCTTCGACAAACCTGACCGTATATTCCACGGAATCATTGGGATTCGTCCAGGTAAATGCCGCAAGCGCCCCAAATTTAGCCATGAAGAAATCCCGGATATCGTTCATCTCGGACAGCGTCCTATGCTGAAACCTCAAAGTCCATTTCCTCAAAGGGTTCTGCCATTTGCGCCTGCGCTGCTCGACTCCGTTCTCGAACTCGGAAACAAGCGTCTTATATTGAACCGTCTCATCGACCGCAAAGTCCGGGGTATAATTAAAGTCGCTCATGTGTAACTCCTGATAACCGACCTGATTTTGCCATTATTGTAAATATCGTCGGCAATGGCATTCGACAATGCCTTCCTGTTTCGCCAAACATCCTGCGCGTCCCAGGCCTGTATAACTTGATTGATATTGATCGTCACCCCGCCTGCTCCTGAGCCTTCGCCTCTGTTAAGGTTCTTTAGATTATCCGGCCCGCCCAGGGTTCTCATGCCCTGCCTTGACAATATTCCTTCTCCGGTCTGGGCAATAATTGGCACCTCATCCGGAGCAAGCCCGCTATGCGCCCTTATAAATCCGCCGTGATGTCTTCTAACAATGCCGCCCTGATGAAATAAACTCCCTACGGGCACGCCAAAGATCGTGCCACTAGCTCCAGCCATAGCCGTAAACAACTTGATCAAAAGAAGTTTTGCCAGGATATTCGATATCATCTGTAACACTGCCCTTCCAAAATTGGCGAATATTTCCTGCATACTCCTTAACTCACCTGTAAACGCCTTGAAGAAAAACTCGGAAAAGGCATTCTGCATATTGCGCGCCGACTGTTTGGCAAACTCCTCCATGGCATTGAACTTTTCCGCCGCGTCTTTTGCGCTGTCGCCAACCTGCCTGGCAACATTTTTCAATATCTCCGCAGTGTCATCCCCGGTTTCTTTTACCTTGGCGAACACAAGATCATACTGCTCCATGGCGGTTTGCGCGCTCTCTATCGACGCCATCTCAAAGGCTTTTCTGTTCAATTCCATGTCAGAGGATAATTTCTTTACGCTTTCTCCGGCCTGCCTATATGCCTCTCCTACTTTCCCGGGTAATTTGCCCAGCAGTTCATATAACTTTATCAACGGCACCAGCAATTTTTGGAATACCGTGGTTGCCACCTCAAGCAGTGTAAAGAAACCAGACACAAGCTGGTTCATAAACCCCTGCAAGAACCCCAGCACCTGCCAGAGGACCTGGCCGGTCGATTCCAGAAAATCATTCCAGCGGGATTTAAGCATCTGCACTTTTTCGTAACTCGTCATCATCTCTAGGTTGACCGCTGCAAGATGCGATTTGCTTCTCTCTAAGATGTGGTTGGCAAGAGCCTGCGCCATGTGATATTTCTGCACTTCTTCCGTGGTCTTGCCTGTGGCCTTGGCGTATTCTTCGGCCGCGTCTTTAAGTGACAGCTGAAGCCCGTAGGAACGCCTCAAGGTAGTAACCAGCCCGCCTGTAACTGCGCTGGATATGCTTTGAAACGCTTCTTCCGTTGTCGTCCCGAATATTCTCGCCTCAACCCGAGCCTGCTTCATTAAAGCGGATATTGTATCCATGTTTAAACCTTGAGCCATAAGAGCCGACGCTTTATCCGCCACATTCGAAAAGTTAACCGTGGCATGCGAGGCTTCCATCAACGCCCGCTTCATCTCTTGGGAATTAATGCCGACACTCTCTGCCATGCGCTTGAAACTTTCCTCGATCTGCTCTGCCTTTGCGCCCATCTCCATCAACTGCCATGCCTTATTCAAAGCCATTATGGCCGCTGTAACTGCGGCAGTAATCGCAAGCCAGTTCTGCTTCCATGAATTGGCGAACCTCTGCAGGCTACCGCGCACACCCTCG